AGGGGGTAAAATATGCCAGTATATAAATCAAAAGAAGAAAAAACAAAAGACAACAAAATATGGTATTACATGGTTTCATATACTGATTTGTTAGGCAATAAAAAAAGGTATAAGAGCAAAAAGTATGCTACAAAAGAAGAAGCAACGAAAGAAGAAGCAAAATTTAGATTGTCAATTGGTAAAGAGCAAAACGAAGATTATACATTTAATAGAATATTTGATGAGTATTATGTTTATAAATCTGATAAAGTTAGGCCTACTAGCCTATCCAGGTTAACAGTTCAGTACAAGCATATTGAACCATATTTAGGTAAAGTAAAAATATCAAAACTAACATTGCAGCAATTTACTCAATGGAAGAACGAAATGAATAAAACTAATTTATCAACTAATTATAAAAACAAGATGTATTCATTAATCCAGGAACTAATTAATTACTCAAAAAAAATGTATAATGTCTATTCAGTTGTTCCAGAGAAAATCGGTAAATTTGTTAATCCAACTGAAATCAAAAAAGAGATGGATTTTTATACTTATGATGAATTTAAACAATTTATTAGTGTTGTTGATGATCTGACTTATAAATGTTTCTTCTCACTAATTTATTATTGTGGTCTTAGATTAGGTGAAGCACAGTCTCTAAATTGGAATGATATTGATTTTAAAAATGGTAAGTTATCTATTAATAAAAGTTTAACAACAAAACTAAAAGGGCAAAAATATGTCATTTTGCCACCAAAAACTAAAAATAGTATAAGAACCCTACCTATACCAAATAAAGTCCTAGAACTGCTTAAAATGCTTTATAAAGACTGCAAAAGCATTCCAGATTTTAATAAAGACTGTTTTGTGTTTGGAATATTTAATCCATTACCTGATACAACAATTAAGCAAAGAAGAGATAATTATTGTAAAAAAGCGGATATTAGGAAGATAAGAATACATGATTTTAGACATTCATGTGCTAGTCTATTAATAAACAATGGAGCTAATATAACATTAGTTGCAAAATACTTAGGACATTCAAATATTAGTATGACTTTAAATACATATTCGCATATGTATAAATCTAAGTTGGAAGAGATAGTTGAATTAATCGATAAAATGTAATTTTTAGGTACACTTTAGGTACACTTTTTCTGAAAATGTGCGATTTTTGACAATTTTATATGCAAATTAAAATGCATAAATCCCTTATTTTATTGGGTTTTGTGAAATGTAGGAAAATAACATTTAATTCTCTCCTACTCCGCCATTTAAGAGATTAACCCTTATTTTATAAGGGTTTTCTTATTGCCGAAATGCTGCTAGGTACATTTTAGGTACAAATAATTTTAATTTTAATTTTAAAAATGCGCAATTAAAGTAATAATTTTGAATAAAAATTGCAAAAATGCACTTTATTTTATAGATATTGTGCATTTATATTTTAGACATAAAAAAAGAAGTAAGCAAATGCCTACTTCTTTGTCTTATAATTAATAACTTTTTTAATGAACTCTACTATTAATTTAGCAAACCATTTAATTAGGTTTTCTTTTGGCTTATCATCGACAATAGGTTCGGTTGGTGTATTTGTATTGTCATCCTCTTTTGGCTCGCTATCGCTATTATTTGGCTCCTCAATAGGTGGTTCAGTTGAAACCTCAATAGGCTCAGGTGCAATATCTTCACAATCGACTACATTAAATCCATTGTCAATATGATTAGAATATGAATATTCAGTTATATAATATTTGCCGCCTAATGGATGAGTAGCTATTGCTACTATATTATCTATTTGAGTTCCAGCAGTAAATGATTTTACACATTCAGCATTATGCCATTTATCAAAGTGAAGATTCCATAGATTAGTATCTATTTTTAGTTTTACTGATTTCCTTGGTATTTCTTCATATTTTAATTCAATTGGTTCCAATCGTTTATTTACTTCTTCTGCTATATATGGGAACTTACTTTCTAAATATGGGCCAGGGCATTCTGTACTTGCAAACCATTTATGCATAGTTAAATTACCAGTTGTATCACCAGTAAAGTTTAATCTTTTAATTCCATTTCTTTTACAAATATCGACACATAATTCAATTAATCTTGATAAAACATAGTCTGATACAGGCCAATTACCACCATTTTGACAATTTGATACTTCAATGGTAATTGCTCTATGATCGTTTTCCCAACTAGAGGAACACCATGATCTATTTTGTTCTTCAACAAACATTGCAATTCTACCATCACAACCAATGCCATAATTAGAACTTGCTTGTCTACCAGGATTAGCAAATATATCGCCCAAACTTTCTACTGATATAACTCCACCAGTATGATGAATAGTAATTGTATCTATAACATGATTTCTAGGATTATTACTATTAGGTGATATTCGAGTATATTGAACTAAAGGACTATTACTCATTTTCTTCACCTCTACCATTTGAAAGTTCTTCTTCCATTTCTTTAGTCATTTCTTCCATTTATTTCACCTACTTTTCTTCTTTTACTTCAGGTAATCCTGCTATTGATTGTAATAAGGAAGCAATACCTGCCATCAATGATATACTGCATACCATTATCCAATCAATATCGCCTAATCCAACTGCACCTGTTCCAATACATCCAAGTGCAGCTTGTGCTACTGTTCTTATTGCTCTAATCAATGCTGCTTTTAACCATTTTTTAAACATATTATCACTCCTTTATTTCACATTATTTAGTAAATCATTGCAGTATTTTTTTGTTTCAGAATTAAATCCTAATTCAATATAGTTATCACAGCTTTCTAATCTATCGTGCATTGGTATATTTTCATTCCATATAGTGTTTCGTAATGTTAATTTTTGTATATTTCTTAAATCTGCTTTAAAATTAAAATACAATCCAAATAAAGACCATAAACCAATAACAATTGAAACAAACCAACCACCCCACATTATTAATCTTTTAATTGTTTTTTCCAATTTATCCATTTCTACCCTCTTTTCTCTAATCAGTTGTTTTTTTATATTCTAAAATTATCCTATATTCTGGATATGAAAAGTAGCTGCCACAATATATGCCTATATCTGAGCTTGAATAACTCACTGAAGTTGCATAACCAGGTTCAGGAGGGTAGTAATTATCTATTGGCCACCAATTATTATATTGTGATTTTACCCAACCATAAGCATTTATAATAATGTCTGCATTTATACTTGTTAAATCAATCGTAACACCATCAGCGGTTGATGAAGTTCCTGTAAATACTTTTCTATATATTGGCTTTTCTTCACCATTTTCTACCCATACACCACATATAGTTTCTTCATCGCTATATTCAAATGGATTATAACCATCTATTGTTATCTTTTTAAAATCAACTCTATTTTTAAATTTAGCCATTAACCATTCGCCTTTAGCTAAAGTTAATTCAATAATTGATTCATATTCACTACCAAAACTATCAATCGCTCTTATTTTAAATTTGTATGAATTACTCTTATCTAAATCTACAACTACAACATTATTTTTTTTGAATTCCCACTTAGATACTGTTATATTATTTCCGCTACCAGTATTAGCACTACTTGGAATAGTATAATAAGTGCTTGGTTCTGTACTACCAGTCCAGTATTTAAATGACAAAGTTACAGCATTAGTAGTATTACCTATTGTGGCATTGTAAAATTGACCGCTAAGATTCAATATTGCTTTACCAGTAGTTTGTCCATTTCTTTTTACATTAGATGCTGTAGGAATTAAATTAGGAGCAGAATAAGGTATAATCGTATATTCTGGTGTAGTTATTGTTATAGCTCCTCCCTTACTATCGGTAAACTTGATAGCGAATGTAGTTTTATTACCTACGATAACATTATTAGAAAGAGGTGTATTTTTAAAATTAACTTTTATAGTTCCAGAAGAATTTCCTAATACTACAGTAGGATTTAAAAATTCATTACCATTTTTATCATATATTTTTAATGAACTAGGAGTTGCACTATCAAACAATGAATAATTTAAAGTAAAAGTTTTTTCACTTATGTTATTTACAAATGTTGTTCCATCAACACCACTTAATTTACTGCTATTTTCGGATACACTAGATAATGTTAATGTGGGTGCCTTATGTAAATCAGATAATTTAAAATTATCACTTGCACTTGCATTACCACAAGTATAATTTTGACCTGTGTTATCAGTTACACTAAATGAAATATTAATTGTTTTAGTTCCATCAGTATCGTGTGGTATTTCTATATTGCTACCACTGTTTAATGTAATTGTTGAACTACCATTATAATTAGGTATAATTCCAGTGTATGTATTGCTGCCTATCGTTATACTATAAGATATTTGAGAACCCCAATTAGCCCAATCCCAGCCACTTTGAATTGGTGAAAGAACAAGGGAATAACTCATAAATGAGCTGTTATCACTTGTTCTTTCCTCGTTTACTGTTAATGTAAATCTATGATGCCCCTTAGAACCATTTGCTGATATTGTTTTAGTTTGTACTGCCATTATTCTTCACCATTATAAAAAGTCGCATAGCAATATTCACCATCGACTTCTACCCTTTCATCTA